GTGCAACTAGTATATCACGACTGGTCGGCGTCTGGGGCTAGTTCCTGTTCGAGAAGACCGGGCAAGTCCGACAGGATGCAGAGAATGCCCTTGACGAAGCCCTTGACCGTAGCCAAGTCTTCAACATTGGTTTCGCGCGCATAGAGCAGTTCCGCCACGGCGGAGTCGGCTGCCTCTTGAGCGCGCGGCTTGATAAGTAGATTCCAGCCATCGGAAGCGAGCAGGGCTTCGAGGGCTTGGCGTGCGGAGCGTTTGTCCATTACGGTCCTCCAACGAGAGAGTTAGTGGGCTGCTGTCCTGCGCTGGCCATCTGCTGGCCGCCGGCTCCGCCGAATGGCCCAGACTGCATCGAACTGATGTCGGCGCCCGCAAGCTGTTCGGGCGTCATGCCAATTTGGTTGGCCATCTGGGTGATTTGCGGGACCTTCTCGACGAGCATTTCGGGCGTGTCGAAGTCGGGGAACAGGCGCGTGATGCGGCGCGTGAACGTGGCCCAGTTAATCATCTGGGCCATGACTGGGTTGGTGCCGGCGATGGAGAGGAATTGCATGGCGTCTTGGCGGCGCATCGCCTTTGAGACGAGAGCGAGCGGGCCAGTGGCGCGTGCGCTCCAGTTGTGGATGAGGTCGCCGGCCTGAATCTCGTACATGGCCGGGTCGGTGAACGGCAGGCCAGTGTCTTCGTCGATGTGGGCGGCATCGCCGATGAGGTTGATTTGGGCCGGCAGCGTTAGGCGCTGCTGGTTCATGTCGCGGAACCAGTTGGCGAGGTCCTCGACGGCCACTGCGGCTAGCTGGGCTTCGAGGCCAAGTCGCGTGTTCGCGGCCTCTTGCCGACCAAGGAACTCGCGCGCGGTCTGGCGGTCGCCGCCACCGATGCCCATTGTGCCCGCTTCGGAGATGCCGGCGGCCATCTGGGCGAACTCGCGCAGTTCGGCGATTTCTTGGAAGGCATGCTGCACGCCCTGCCAGTTCGGGCTGAGTTCGGCCACGACGTCATTGACATTGCCACGAACGGGGATTACGCGGCCCGGCTTGCTGTTGATGTTCGCGAGCGCGGGTGCGCGCGTGATATCGACGAGCTTCATCGGGTTGGCCGCGATGTCGATGATGTCCAGCTTTTGGTTCATCAGCCGGCTCGCCGCGGCCTGAAGCGGCTCTAGCAGTTCGCCCTTGCCGATGCCGTAGAAGTAGCTGGGGTTGGGCGCCGGGCAGTAGGAGATGGCGGGGAGGCCGCCGTTCCAGTGTGGGTTGGGGTCGTTGCGTAGGATGGTGTGGCCATTCGCCATCAGGATGACGCGGTTGCGGTCGCCATCGGGCGCGAACTCAGGCGGGACGAGGCCCCAGTACTCGATAATTTCGACGGACTTGTTGCTGCGCTTCGGGCCGTTGTTCGTGGGCGCGAGCGACGGGTTCATGCCAAGGCGGGCGTACTTGAGGTCACTCAGTTCGGGCGCGCGGTTGTCGCGGATGGAGTTGAGGGCGCCGGGCAGGAATAGGGGCTGGCCTTGGTTCTGGGAGCGATAGCTGTTGTCCATCTCGACAAGGGTGTCCCAGTCTTCCCAGTAGCGGAACTGAAGGTAGTCCATGTTCGAGATGTACTTGCGGTAGGGCTGCGGCCCGAAGTCTTCGAGCGCGACGTTCTCCCAGTCGGGACCGTCCTTGACAATGACCGGGCGCTCCATGACTTGGATACCCATGTCGGTGGGCACCCGGAACTTGCGCATGCGCTCCAAGTAGGTCCAGCCGACTCGGGCCACGGCAGTGCCGTTGAGGTGGGCGTTGTTGAGGAAGTCGACGCCCTTAACGAAGGAATGGCAGTCGCGAAGCTGGTTGGTGACGAGCAGAGCGTTCTTGCGGGCGATGGGGCGGTCGGAGGGCTTGGCGCCCACGAAGTCGATGATTTCGTCGCCGCCAAATAGGGCGTCAGCTTGGCGCGCTGTGTCGGTGAGGACCATTGCGACGAGGATGGGTAGGCCGATGTTGTTGCGGTAGGCCGCGGTGTTGCCGGTGTTGACCATCGAGAATGCGTCGTAGATGGCGGGCAGCCGTTCGAGCACGCTGCGCGAGTAGGTGCGGCTGTCTTCCCAACACTTGCGGCAGTACATGGCAAGGGCGCGCATGTGGTCGGACTGCGGCTCTTGGAGATTGGGAAGGGCTGGCGCCGGCGGAGCCAGCGGGGGTAGGGCCGTGCTCATGCGTACTCCTGAAGGGGTGGCGCGGAGAGGGCGAGCTTATGGCCGTTCGGCGAGACGAGGCTGCCGAAGTCGACGATGTGGTTGTAGAGTAGCTTGACGAGATGGACGTCGTTGAGGCAGTAGTCGAACAGGGTGCCCCACTTTTCCTCGGCCACGAGTTGAGTGGCGTAGGCGCCGTTGGAGTTCTTGCCGATTTCGAGGGTGCGCTGGCAGACTTGGTCGAGCTTCCAGCCCTTCTCGCGCATGGGAAGGGCCTTCCAGATGGCTTGGAGGATGTCGTAGCGCTGGCCTTGGAGGTAGCGGCCGGTGACGCCAAAGAGGACTTGTTCGTCGAAGTCGTTGGTGTTGAAGCCGACGCACAGGTCCGCGGAGTTTAGGTGGTCGATGGCTTCGTCGAGTGTGTGCTTGTCGTAGATGTGGAAGCGGCCCGTCTCGGAGTCGGAGATGACGAGGGCCGAGATTCCGCACTCACCGCGCTTGGCGGCCTCCCATCCACCGTTGGCGGTGATGGGGTCGTGGATTTCTAGGTCCCAGCAGCAGATTTTGGCCATGTGTCCTCAAGAGGTTGGGGGGCTGCTCCGTGCTCCGCAACACGTTCAACGGGTGGGAGGACGCCGCCCGGAGCCCCCCAAAGGCGGTCGGTCGGTTTCAACATCGTTAAGAATATCATACTGGAATCCCCAGCCCTTGAGTGCGGCTTCGTAGCCGCCCGGAGCGTAGGGTTCCGCGAGCATGCCGGGTAGGCGCTGCTGGTAGAAGTAGGGGTGGAAGATGTCGGCAAAGGCGTCGGCGATGTCCTTGCGCGCTGAGTAGGGGTGGCCGCAGAGTTGGGCGCGTAGTTCGGGCAGGCCGGGGATGCCGGCGAGGAACTGGACGTGTCCGCGGACCACGTAGGCGATGGCTTCGGAGATTCGGACGTCCTTGGCCTCGCCTTGGGCGCGGTTGAGGTTGATGAGGAGCGGCATGGTTTCGCCGTTGTCGAGGAAGTAGTTGCTGAGCCATGCGCCGAAGACACCGTCCTTGCCATTGGGCAGGCGCTCGTCGGTGAGGCCGAGTACAAGGCGGTTGGCTTCGCGCGCGCGTTTGGCGGCACCCACGATGACGTGACCGAACTGCTCGGCACGCCAGCGATTGTTGTGGTGAACTTCGAGGATGAAGACGCGACCGGAGCCGTCGTGGGGGTGGCCGGCTACGACGAGCGTGGATTCGGAGTCGTTGAGCTTGCGCGACTCGTGCTTGAAGGCCGTGTCGATGTGGAACGATACGGACATGCGCTCGGGTAGCTTGGACGATTCGACGCAGAGGGAGTCGAACTGGCCTTCGGTGATGCTGGATAGGCCGTGGGCTTTGGGGTCGTTACGGACCTGAGAGGCGTACTTGACGGGGTCGCGCAGTTGGTAGCGCTTCATTTCTGCGTCGGACCAGCAAGTGGGCAAAGCTGGCTCCCCCGCGGCATCGCGGCCGTCGAGGAAGTAGAGGCGCCAGAGGCCGTCCTCGCGAGTGGCGTAGGGGCCGTGGGTGTGGCCGTCGATGGAGTAGATGCCGTCTGATTGGAAGGAGCGGCCGAAGGGGTCGCCGTCGCCGTAGCGGGTGCCGATGAGCCACACGAGGCCGTTGGGCTCGACGACCGGGATGAGGTCAGTCATGGCGGCGTAGGCGTAGGAGAACCAGTCGGACTTGCGGGCGAGCGCGTCGTAGGAGACGAGGTCGTCCATGAGGATGACGTCGGGGTGGCGGCCCGTGATGCCCGAGGCGGGCGAGAAGGTGCCGAAGGATGGGTCTTTGGATTCGGAGTTGCGGGCAGCGTGGGTGGTGGCGTCGAAGCGCCATGTGGGCGCGTCGCGCTTCCAGTCGCCGTAGAGCGCGCGGAATAGGTGCCACGGGGATTCGTTGAGCATGTGGCCCTTGATGCCGGCGAGTAGCGATTCGGCGAGGTCGATGGACTCGTTGCCGATGTAGGTGGAGAGGTTGCAGTTGCGGACGTGCATCCAGAGGCCGGCGGCTTGGGTGATGACTTGGGACTTGCCGCATCCGCGGGGAATGATGGTGGCGAGGTAGCGGCGGGACTTGACCTTGGACTTGCGGGCGAGTTCCCAGTCCTTGACTTGGTAGTCAATCCAGTCGCAGAGGGCGTCGTGCGCGGGGCACCACCAGCCCGCCTTCTCGTTGTGGGGAGAGGCGAGTCCGAGGATGGACTTGGCGAAGAACTTGAAGTTCTTGATGCCGGCGTCCGCGAGGAGTTGGCGTTCGAGTAGGAGGTCAATCATGTTCTGGTAGCCACCAAGGATTGAGCGGGTCGCGCACATAGGTATAGGCAGGGCCTAGTCGGCGCTCCGCTGCGAAGCGTTCTGGCATGTTGGACAGTGGTAGCCCAGTCATACTGAGTTCTGGCGCTGAGAGTGCGTTTGGCGGCGCAATTCTCGGCGTGACTTCCAGCACTGGCGCTATGGGTAGACGGCTTGGTGCGAACTTTGGCGGTCTTCCGAAGCGCGTTGGCAGTGCGGTTAGTGGCTTGCGCGTGAGGCCGGGTAGATGGATTAGTGTATTTGCGTAGGACACATTTGGTAGTGCTGGATTTTGCCGTTGTTGTAGGTCGTTGTAGTCCCGCATGAAGTCGGTGACGTCGGTCCACAGCACCCCAAGACGTTGAAGTTCTTTTGCAGTGGCGTAGTTGGGATTGATGGAGGAGCGCTTCATTTCGCGCTCATACAGAAAGCGGTCTAGTGGCGTACTTTCGTTTAGTAGTTGCCGTTGCTCGACGTATCGCTGGTCAAGTTTGTAGTTGTTGATGCCTTTATCGGTTACGGCGACATATTCGCCATGTCCGTCGCCGACATTGTGGCGGTCTGGACGGTAGTAGGCATCGAAGCCGTGTTGGCGGACTAGTTGCGCGGCCATCATGTCTGCCAAGAACTCGGGAAACAATGAGGTATTAGTTAGTGCCAGCTTTAGTCGGTCGTGGGGTAGCGTCAGGTCATTGCCGAATTGCGTTTCTAGATGCTTCGCCATCTTTAGTGCGCCTTGTTTAAACACTCCAAGTCCTTGGTTCCCTTCTCCGGCTAGGCCGTAGATTACTTGGGACGACGGAAAGCCGCCATATAGGGCATGTTCGGTGGCTTGCGCGACTTGGTCTGGCGCTAGCAGGCGAGGAACAAGCAGCACTTTGGCGTCTTGCGGAACTTCGCCAGTAAAGCGGTATGGCCGCCTGCTGTAGATGGAGACGTCGGACATTGGTGTGGTGAATAGTCCTTCGGCGGATACCGGCGACGTTGGTACGGGTAGGTTCTCGAAGCGTCGGACGCGTACTGGAAGTGCTTCAGGAGTCGGGCGCGCTGCCGGGCCGCGGCCGGCCGGCCGCAGTTCAAACGTGTTGGCGCCGACGAACGTCGGGCTGCTGACGCGGATTCCGCGGCTGCGCGGATTAACGCGCGCCAGCGTTCGTGGCCGCGCCCCAGAGCCGGCTCGGCGCATCGCGCTCATAGGGTCTTCGCCGAACATGGTGATGGAGTCGATGAAAGCGCGGGGAATGGCCGTCCAGTCGCCGGCCGCTGTCTCGGCTGGGGCGTTGGCGACTTGTTCGGCCCACGCGCGGCCCGCGGCGAGGTCGGGATGGTTGGCAAAAGGGTCGAGGGGGGCGAGGGTCGGACCAGTTGGCGCGGGATGTGCGTTGGTGACGGAGCCGATGGCGCCGGCAATGCCTAGCCGCTGTTCGAGTGCGCGCGAGGAATCGAGGGACTGGAATGGATTTAGGTACTTGAGTATGTCGCGCCAATTGGCGATTGGTTGGGTGGGCATCAGCGTGGCTGCCGTTTCGGAAGGAGTTCGTTGACGGGAACGCCGTACAGGATGGAGGCGAGCGTGCGGTTGCGGTCGAAATACTCCTGCATGGCTGGGCTCAGGTAGGTGTGCTGTGGAATGGGCGTGTCCGGGCCGGTGAGCGTGATTGGGCGCATGGTGAGGTCGAGGTCTGGGCGCCAGTTGATGCGCACGTTGTGTTCGCGGTTTCCGCGGTACTGGCCACCGAGGTGGGTGAAGCCGGCGTAGCGACGGCCGCCGTCGTTCGTTGTCGCCATGAATTCCGCGAGTTGGCCGAGCATGGCGTCATATTCCTTGGTGCGCTCCGAGGCGCGGAAGTTATCGAGAATGTCGCGTCCGGTCGGTGTTGGTGCGTAGCCATTCATCCAGTCGTGGCCGCCAATGCTTTTCTGCACTTCGGCAGGCGTCT